TGTGAAGTATCCCACTTAGGTATCTGTCCTACATATAACATAGCAATTAATTCACGTAATGCTCTACACCAACCTTGTCTGCTATCTGCTACTGTGATGATAGTAGTGCTTTCTTCAAAATGCTCATTAACTATAGGTAGTTTATCTACATTCTCTCGTTCAACAGAGAAACCTACACCTGTGCCATTCATCAATATATACATGCATTCATCAAAAGAACGAGGACTATCTACAGGTATGTAACTGCAATTATATCCTGCTACGTGACACCTGTCTAATGCCTCTCCTGATGTCATTAAGGCTCTCATGCTAGGCATTATACCCAATGATATTATCATATCGGATAACTTTTCCTTTAATGCTTTAGTTAAAGTATAGTCATGCTTCTTTTTTAAATGAGCTTTCATATAATCAAAATATCTGTCTACAGTTTCTGTCCATGTCTCTCTTCTCTGCTCATCATCTTTCCATCTTGCATACCTAGAAAGAGCAATAAAGTTTTGATAATCAGTGGGTAAATAATTATTAATCATAGTTTTTTTCTCCTGTTAATATTCTTATGCCTTTTAACTGAAACCCATCTACCTCATGTATTAGGTCTGTTAAGTAGTCTTTAATTTCTTCATCAATTCTGTCATCTGATGGTATGGGATATACTTCTGTATCCACATCCATTGTTAACATTATTTTAATTCGCATCTTCAACCACATCAATTAGTTCATTGAGATACCATTGTGCTTTCTTCAAGTCTTCTGCACCATTCTTATACCTGTATCTCCATAGGTATTTCATAATATTTCCTTGTAAGTAATACTCAAATCCATTATCGGTCATAGCTTTAATAGCTTCAATAGTTTCTATACCTGCTTTATTATAATGAGGTGGATGATTAACCATATCCTCATTATTAGTACCTGTTAAATATTTAGGTTGATTACCTTCCATTTTTTTATTCATATGCTCCCTCACTTCCCTTATGCGTTTTTTTATTGCTTCTCTATACATTCCCATTAGAAATATCTCACTTTTTAAAATCAACTTTTATTATATTACCTAATACAGTTTTGTCAACCCCATTGGCACTTTTCGTGTTATCATTATTATTTTCTTCAGGTGTATGCAAAAAATTGTATATTCGTTCCCTTAGTTTGGGGTCAGATTCCATTAAAGTCAATGCTGCACATGTCAGTTGACATAATTGCTCTAATTCAAAATAGCTATCGTCTGTTATATTAGTTTTTCTAGCATTTATTGCTAACTGATACACCCCTTTCCATTCTCCATCATCAGTAATATCAGGTATAATTTCTACAAAAAATTGATTTCCTTTATTGTCAAATTTTATCATATGCTTCTCCTTATTTTTTTACCTGAAAATTTTATAAATTCAGGATGTTTATTTTTTCCTCTTTCTT